GTTGAAAGAAGATGATGCGTACGCGCTCATGATTTTGAAGACCTTCGACCCCGAAGAGATTCGTCTTTCACCCGAGTTCTCGATGTTTCGCGACTACCAGCGTGCCGGCAACATCACTTACACAGATCGCAGCCCCTATGCTCACGGTCCCGACGGTCGCGTCGTCGCCGAGAAGGTCGCAACTTGCGACATTCAGCCCGGCTACAAGCAGAACCCCGAGGCCCGTCCCCTTGGCAAGAAGCAGAAGGAGATTTTGCAGGCGATCTTGGAAAGTGATCTTGGCAAAGACGTTAAGTTCAGCGATGAGTGGTTCGCCCCTCCGACGAACTGGGATGCAGTGCATGACTCCCTCAAGTCCCAGCTCAGCCGCAAGACCAAGACATCCTTGGCAGGTCATGAGATCCCCGCATTGGAGAAAACCATCGACATTGCGGCAGAGATGCCAGTGACCGACTACACCACCTTTACCTCTTGGCATGACCAGGTCGTGAAGGTTTTCGAAGGACTCGACATGACGAAATCCGCTGGGTGGAGCGCCAGGTACAAGCCTGGCAACAAGTCTACTTGGAACACTCCCAATGGCAAGTCCGAGTTGTCGTATCTGACGAGGTGTCGGATGCTCTTGCGGTTGGTCTGGGGTTCGGATCGCATGCGACGCATGGCCCCGGACGACATGGTCAAGCAGGGCCTTGTCGATCCGCGCGAACTTTTTATTAAGGAGGAACCCCACGGCGCTGACAAGGTCAAGTCCAGACGTTGGCGTTTGATTTGGAACGTGTCCCTTGTGGACACGATGTGTCAGGGCGTGGTTCACAAGAAGACGAACCAGGACGCCATCGCCGCGTACCAGAAGCAGCCCAGCACGGCGACCTCGGTCGTTGGTATGGGCCATCACGATGCTGGAATTGCGGAGCTTGGCAAGGTCTTGGATCGCCTCGTGGACAACGGCTCGCACGACGTTCCCCCGAGTCCAAACCTTCCGGTGCACGACTCGGACGCCACTGGTTGGGACATGTCCGTCAATCGCGACGGTATCATGCTCGATGCTTGGCGGCGCATTCTGCAGTGCGGCTTTTACAACCCTTCTGCCGAGGCCGACGCCAATCGCAAGTTCATGGAGGCGTCTTTCTTGATGGAGACCGTCAAGGAGCTCTTGCTGACAGAGGGTCTCGCGAACTCCTCCCAGGTCGTCGTGATCGGGGGCCTGGTGATTCGCGTGACTGAATTCGGCATCACGGTGACGGGTATCCTCAGCACCACGGCCCAGAATTCGTTTATCCGGCGCTTGTTGGCTCTGCTTTGCGGCGCCACCGACGTCATGAATCTCTCGGACGATCTGGTCAATGTTGGCCAGATTGACTATGATCTCATGGCGACTCTTGGTCCGGTGACGAAGGAAGTGCTTCAGGCTGATGGTTCCAAGGCCCGCGGTCACGTCATTCAGCACGGCGAGCCGATTGAGTTCACTTCTCATCGGTTTTCTCGCGACGCTGCTGGCGTTTGGCATGCGGAGTACTTGAACCTCGACAAGATGATCTCTTCGCTTGAGATGTATGGCCTCGACGCCCTCGGCACACCGAAGGCGGACGTCATCGCCGGGAAGCGCTTTGTTCTTCGGAACAGCCCGCATCTCCTGGCCTTCTTTGACGAGTACTGCAGGCGCTCCGGCTACACCATCGAGGCGGCCCGCCAGACCCTCACTCTCGAGGACTGAGCGGGGAGGGTTCCCCCCCGCGGGCATGTTCTACACAGTAAGCCCTGCCTCCACCCTAAAACTTACAAAAC